CGGGATTGATGACTACATGAGAAGCAATTACATAATCGAAGATGCTCCAACTGGAAATGCTTCGGTTGTAATAAAATCAGATAAAATTAGGATTATTGCGAGACAAGACATAGCACTTCTTGTAAAAACAGCCAGCCCAATTACACCCGTTGATACAGTTAGTGGAAGTCTGGGGCAAGAGCTGAGAGAAAAAACTTATTTGATTGACTCAGAAGATACAAATCTTTGGGCATCTATAGTCATAAAGACAGACGGGAATATAGTTTTCACACCTAGTGTGGAAGGATATGTCAAGCTCGGTGGGGATGATGCAAGCAAGGCAATACTTTGCACAGAATTTGACGCAGATCAAAATAAAACGCCCGGCGAACTTAGTGCACTTCCAATTGCTACAACAGGAGGAGGATTCGTAGGTACAGCTGGCGGCAATGTAGACGAAAATGCTGTCAAATTTTTAAGTTTGCCTGACAAGGGATCTTTTTCCAAAAAAGTCTTGATCAAATAGAGGATAAAAATGGGCATAATGAATGATCTAGGCATTCTAGATGCCGACAACAATCTTGTAGAAGGAATTTGGCTTAGATATGTCTTGGATGTAAAGAACAAACTCAAAGGAGAGAATGTAAAAATATTCGAAGACGTAAATACAAGTGTACCCCCGCCGCCCCCAGATCCGCAAGCCGATCTACTCAAGCTGGAGGACGAAGAAGAATTTCCTCAGTTTAGACCGATATGGTACTCGAGATACCAAGACATGGCAAGGGGACTCAACACGGATGGGGGCTTTAATCCTGCAATTCCTATCGCAGATCCAACAGCAATTGCAGCTGCAACAGGAGCAACACCTCCCGACATGAGTCTTGAGGAGGCAGTAGCAGGAGCCGTAGCAGTTGGTGCCATACAGCCGCCAAAAGATCCGACAAAATTGGTGCCCGTTGTATTTCCAGGGTTATCACCAGATGAGCTCATAGCAAAAACTCCTGAGCTAGGACCAAAAATTGGAGAAGCCTTAGCTGCGCCTCCACTACCACCAGTTCCACCAATACCGGACCCCAGAATTTTAGAAGCAGGCTATACTGAACAAGCAGAATTCGACAAAAAGCTAGCTGAATCTCCCTTGAAAACTTTTCAAGCAATGCTTGAAAATGTCTCTCAGCTGCCTGGAATTATTGCTGAATTACCTGGTGGGCCAAAAGGACTATTGGAGTTTGTAGGAGCAGCAAGCGAAGCAAGTCAACCTAAAAGAATGGAAACTTCTAGCGTTGAAGAAGCAGCTGCACAAGTTCTCAAGCAACACCAAGATAGATTGCAAAGTGGTCAATTTTTAGCTTCAAATATAGGCAGCGGTGCTATAGTAAAGGCAGTAGTCACTGGCCCAATGGAATTGACTCCGGTAGATGGAGATATAATTTTTCCTGAAATTAGTGATCTAATTGAAATGCCCGCACCGGGGGCCTGGTCAGGAACTCTTTCAGCAAGAAGACGAAGAATTCTTTCAATTATAGAAGAAACTTTTGACGAGGTAGGCCCACAAGGCCAAAGGTTTACTGCGCAAGAATGGCCGGACCCAACAGCGGCCGCTGCTCAAGCCTCTGCAAATAAAGCTGTGTCGTCCGCCGCGAAAAAAGTTACAGGACTTCTAGGAGATCTTGGTTTGACACAAAAACCTAACCCAGCAGACCCAGGCCCACCAGTCACAAAGGAAACCAGACACGAAGCAGGAGCTGGTTGGACAGAGGCAAATTATGGAAAGCCCGGATGGAACGGGCCAGGTACATCATGTGGCCTTTTACCTCCCCACGTTTTTAGAAAATTAGGCATACCCGAGTATCCTGTTCCGCCTAATCTATTTTTTTCCATAAGCGCAGCTGTGTGGAAAGTATCAGAATATGTACCTTCAACTGGCATACCCGTCTCTCCTTTCGTTGCTGGTCCTACCAACTTCAAGTGGCTGGGCATATTGACAGATACTTTTGTCTGGGCGTGGGATACGAACGATGTTCCTACAGGAAGGACACCAAAACCAGGAGATATCTATGTCATAGGCGCGGGTGACGATCCTTCCTCGGTAATAGGAGATGTGCACCCAAAAATTGCAGAGCAAGACGGAGCCAGATACGGAACAGGTGTTCAGCACGTTGGTGTCGTTGTGGATTTTAATTTTGACAATCGAAGATTTATATCAGCTGATTTTGGACAAAATCCGCTTGGCACTAAAGCTCAAGGAGGCTGCTATAGAGAAAGAGAAATAATCATCACGCCAGAAGGAAAACTTCAGGTTGACGGCGAGGGGCCCGGACAGAAACCTAAAAGAAATTTGATCGGATGGATTGATGTTGATTTGTTGCAATTTTAATTCTTGCAGCTCGATTTTTTTCTTGCCCCAATATGTAGTTTTTGATGGCGACCATTAGTTTCAAGAACGTCGGATATACTACCCAGCAGGTCATAGAAGAAGCTGTGGCCTCAGAGGCTGCACCTATTCCTGTCGGCATCAAGACGCCGCTGGAAACTGGCGGAGCAGATGGTCTGCTAGTAATGAACTACGAGCTGTCCGACCAGCTGGCAGATAACCTAAAGAATCTTTTGTTAACTAATTGGGGTGAAAGGCTTGGTGAATATTTCTTTGGTGCCAATCTAAGACCCCTGACAACTGAATTTGTATCTCAGGATAATTTTGATAGTGAAGCCGTAGTAAGGATCAAAGGCGCAGTAACGAGATGGATGCCTTATGTAGATCTTGTTGATTTTCTATCTGAGGTTGATAGATTAGAAAATGTAAATACAGGTATTATAAGAGTTACAATAACATATAATATTCCACAGCTAAACGAAGCAAATAGAAGACTGCAGATTGTTCTCTATGTGCTTTGATTGAAGAGACAAATATATGGCAGTAGATCCTAAAAAGAACATAGAAGTAAGGCAAAGAAGATACCTCGGAAGAGATTTCGACTCTTTCAGGTCGCTAATCTTGAGTTATGCAAGGACATACTACCCAGACAAAATTCAAGATTTTTCTGAGTCTTCTGTTGGCGGTCTATTCATGGACATGGCCTCTTATGTTGGCGACAATTTGTCTTTCTATTTGGATCATCTTTACGGTGAACTCAATTATGAAACAGCTGTTGAAACAGAAAGCATTCAGAGAGCACTCATAAATGCTGGTATTCCTATCAATGGCGCGTCGCCCTCTGTTGTGCGCGTGACAGTATTTATAGAAGTTCCTGTTGAAAATGCAGGGGACAGCAGTCCTAATGTAAATTTGCTACCAATAATAAAAGAATCAACAAATTTTCTTTCAGATTCAGGTATTACATTTACACTAATAGAAGATATTCCTTTCGCTTACGACGAAAATAATAATGGGAATTATGTTCTAAATCCAAAGGCTGAAAAAAGAATTGGAAGAGTTAGAAATGATGGTAAGGTTACAACTTACCTTCTTGCGTTGAGCGGGCTATGTATTTCAGGCGCTCAAACAGAAGAAACATATACCTTATCCGACTTCATTCCATTTAGAAGAATATCTCTGAATCAAAGTAACGTAACGGAGATCGTCAAAGTTTTCGACACGTATGGCAACGTGTATTATGAAGTAGGAGCTCTAACGCATGATGTTGTCTATAAAAATGTTCTTAACACATCTAGCGACAGCAAGCTCGTAAAAGATGGCCTTCGAGTACTACCAGCTCCTTATAGATTTATAAAACAAACATCTTTGGGTTCAAGAAAAACAACGCTAACTTTTGGTGGAGGAAATGCAAATACCCTTGAAGACGATGTAATACCAGACCCATCAGAATTTGCTATAGCGTTCCCATACTCAAAAGTAATTTCAAGAGTACCAATAAATCCAGAAAAATTATTGACAACAAATACACTCGGCGTGGCAGCCGCTGACACAGAACTAACAATTATTTATAGATACGGCGGTGGGTTGCAACACAATGTAGCGCCAGGAACAATTAGAACCATTACAAATTTACTAATAGAGTTTCCAAAAAATCCATCAAATGCTGATTCCATAAAAATAAGAAATACGATGGAGATATCAAATTCTGAAAGAGCATCTGGCGGTGAGGATCCTCTTTCGATAGAGGAGTTGGTCTCTCTTATACCTTCTGTAAAAAATTCTCAGGAAAGAATTGTTACAAAAGAAGACTTGCTGGCGAGGGTCTATACTATGCCTGCAAACCTTGGAAGGGTTTTTAGGGCTGCAATAGTAACCAACAATAACAATCCTCTTGCAACACAGCTTTACATTTGCTCAAGGGACACAGAGGAAAGACTGATAATCTCTCCTGATACCCTAAAAATGAACATCAAAAAATATCTCAATTCTTATAGAATGATATCTGACGCCATTGATGTTCTTGATGCAAAGATCATAAATCTTCAACTCAAATTTACCGTCGTGCTGGATCCTTCTTTGAACAAGAGCACAATTCTCTCAGCTATCCTAACGAAGCTACAGGATAAATACAACGTAAAAAAGATGTTTATTGATCAACCAATAATCATATCAGATGTTGTGAATACAATTTTTACAGTTCAAGGTGTCATATCAATCGACAACGTACAGTTTAGCAATATCTCAGGCGTTGTCAATAACAGACAATACAGTAACGATACGCACGATATCAAGTCGTACACAAGAAGACAACTCATATTTCCTCCAACAGGAGGAATATTTGAAATTAGGTACCCAGAAGTTGACATTATAGCAAGAGTGGTGACGTGATGTTTAGAAAGCTAACTGCGGATAAAGACACTTACATAACAAACAAGTACGTCGATAGCAAACCTGCAGTGAGCGGGAACGTCGGGATTGCTGGTTCGCTTGATCTTTTCAAGCTGTACGGCATTACAATCTTGTCGACTAGTCTTGGAAATGTACCTCAAACAGAAATATCAAGGCTCTTGATTCATTTTGATTTAGCACCCGTGAAAGATCTATTCAATGCTGGAAAGATTGATATCTCTCACAATAGCTTCAAATGTCATCTTCATCTAAAAGACGTATACGGCGGTCAACCTACACCAAACAACTTTACAGTCAACGTATTTCCATTATCATCATCTTTTACTGAAGGCTTTGGCAAAGATACTGCTTACTATTCAGACACCGACAGATGCAACTTTTTATCATCTAGCCTTAGTGCAACATGGCTAGGAGAAGGATGCTCTAAAGCTTGCTTCTCTACGGGTTCTGGAGATTTTATTACTAGTTCACTTACAATACAAAACACTCTTGTTTCTCAAAATTTCAAAATTGGAGAAGAGGATCTATTCGTAGATGTCACTCAGATTATATCGGCAACAATCAAAGGTGACCTACCAGACGCGGGATTTAGAATAAGCTTTACGGACGCAATTGAACAAGATACACACACATATTTTGTGAAAAGGTTCGGAAGCAGACATTCCTACGACGAAAGAAAAAGACCACAGCTAAATGTTAGATTTGATGATTCTATTGAAGATGATACTTCTTCTTTTTATCTTGATACCCAATCAAACTTATTTCTATACAACTACGTAAGAAATCAATTGGTGAATCTAACTTCAGCCAGTCAATCGGTTACAGGATCAAATAACATTATCCTTCAGCTGCAAACAAAGGTTTCAGGCGTTGGAAATTATTCTCTTTATTTCACAGGATCTCAACACAGTCTAGGCTCAAATTATTCAACAGGCGTTTACTACGCCCCTGTGAATGTTTCTCTTTCAGATACCAAAATTAGATCTTACTTTGAAGCATCAGGATCAGTATATTTCACGCCAATTTGGCAGTCGCTAGATGGAACAGTAGCATACGTAACTGGAAGCAAAATACGGGCTTTTCAGACAGACAGACTAAGCTACAGACTGAACCCGAGAAAATACACGGTGTACGTAAATGGTTATAGTGCAGACTATGATCACGACGAAGACATAATGATGAGAGTAGATATTTTTGACGATAACAATCCCATCATAAAAGCGCAGAGACTACCAGTAGAACTTCCTGGTTTAGTTCTGAGAAATTCTCATTTTGCAGTTAGAGATATTTCCACAAATGAATATGCAATTCCTTTTGATACAGAATACGGCTCCACCAAACTATCAAGTGATTCAAAAGGAATGTATTTGAGTTTCAATGCATCATCTCTTGTTCAATCAAGAAATTACGTAATTGATATTATGACAAATGTGGATGGAAAACAACAGAAATATCTAGATGCATCGCCGGCCTTCAGAATAAAGAAATTACAGAACTAAGCTATGTCAATCAAAACAACTAGCCCATACATTCCTTCATTTTTGAAGGCGGCCTTGTCTGATTCAAGGCCACTACAGTTAACATTTTCGGATCTCTCAAACACCAACATAAAGAGCACTTCATCTTTCAAGTATGATTCTTTAGATTCACCAATAAAATCGACACAACAGCTCAATATTGATTGGTCAAAGTTTGAAAATCACACTTTCTTTTCTTCTGCGGAAGTAAAAGTAAATACTGCATTCGATCAGATAATCAATGGATATCCTTTCGATGGAACCAAAGCGGAATTTGAAAGATTCTTTGAAAATCTAACTGGATTTGAGAAATGGGTATTCGATCAGTTTCCTAAATTTGGAGGACAACTTCACTTTTCTGGCACTCAGGTAGGGGAAGATCCTTCAAATGGCTATGGAAATAATTTAGGAACGTGGATCGAAGTAAAAGATACAGCGGGATGGCTTTACCCAGACTTGTCGAAGAACAAATCTGGAGAATCCTTGCTCAATCCCGATCCAAGTAAGTCATTTACGATTGAAATGCAATTATTCCTGCCAGATCAATCGAACGACACGCAGGTAGTTCTTCAAAAGCTAACTGAAGACAAAACACAAGGCTATACTTTTTATATCAATCCATCGACCACGTCTTTGGCAACCGGAACATTTAGTATCATGTCCGGCGGTGTTCATAATTCCATAACGTCTACATTTGACAAAGGAAAATTCAATCATCTTTGTATTTCTTTAAACAGAGAAGACGGGCTAAATGTTCTTGAATTTTTTGTAAATGAAAATCTAAAGAATGTTAGCAAAAAAGACAAGGCAATGGATTCCTTCACAGAAAAGCCAAGTCTTTACATCGGTTCAGGATCTACATTTTATCAGGATGGATCATTGATTTCTCCGATTCAAACTCTTAGTGGAACGATGGATGAGCTTAGAATATTTCATTCATATAGGACAATAAAGCAACAACAAGCCTATGCGAGCAAGGGAATATTTTCAAACGATTCTCTCAGGCTTTATTACAGGTTCAACGAACCATCGGGACAACTTTCAACAAACCCCAATGATCAAACCAACGCTTTGGTTCTTGATAGCTCAGGTAATTCTCTGCATGCAATTATCAGTAACTTTGATTCAAGCCTTCGTCAAAATACTGCAGAAGATCCGCTTAGCCCTATGACAAACGAAAGAAAAGAATTCAAGGCTATTCTTTTCCCGCTTTTCTCAGAGGTAATAAGTCTAAACAATGAACTTTTGGCATCAGCCAGTATCTACGACGAAGCGAACCCAAACCTCATAACGAAATTGATCCCAAGACACTACCTACGAGAAGGTGCTCTAAATGATGGGTTCGCCAATACACAGGTTGGAGGATCAATTGGAAATTCATATAGTGAAAATAGTCAAGGAGCACCTGGTCAGGGCAAATTAGGTTCTGTGCAGATCATATTGACATTCCTCTATATCTGGGCTAAATTTTTCGATGAAATCAAATTGTTTGTCGAGTCCTTTGGAACACTAAGGACAGTTGATTACGAAACAAACAACACGATTCCCGATAATTTTCTAATGGATTATGTCAGATATTTTGGATTTTATCTTCCCCCATTTTTCAACAGCTCCAATGTTTCTCAATACGTTGAAGGCGAAGACATAAATGGAATATCAGTTGCAGATCTAAGCCTAAAGAATGTTCAAGCTCAAATTTTAAGAAGAGTTCTTATCAATTTGCCTGACGTAATGAGATCAAAAGGTACACAACACAGTATAAGGTCCTTCCTCAGATCAGTAGGAATAGACCCAGACAACAGTGTTAGAATAAGAGAATTTGGTGGACCGACAGCGAAGCAGATGGGATCAACAAGAGAAGCCAGAACTGACGTAGTTCCAATTGTTGACTTCATAACATCATCATTGGTTACTACACAATTTTTATCTGCATCAAGAGTGGAGCCAGGTATACCCGAAGCTGTAGGTCCTTTCGTCGGAGGAATTTCTTCGTATTCTAGTGACGGTCTATTGACGTCAGGGTCGTGGACATTTGAAGGTCTATATAGATACGGTCCAAAAAATCTGAATAGATCGACTGCAAGCAATCAATCACTAATGAGAATGGAGGTGACAGGAACTCTAACAACAGCTAAGACAGGACTTCTTGTCAACCTTGTCACATCAGGCTCATCAACATCAAATTCTTTGAGAGCCTTTATAAGACCAGGCATGTCAGCTACTTCTCCTTACCTCGAACTTGTTCTTCATGACACAAATATTCTCGATGGTAACTGGTGGAATGTGTCCGTCGGGTGCACAAGAAATGATCAAATCGATAGTTTAGTTTCTTCGTCTTACTTCTTGAGAGCAGCCAAACAAAATGGCGGAGAAATAACAGAAATATACACGACTTCTTCGTATTTCTATGAACAGCCATCACTCGAAGGAAATGCATTCAGG